GTTATAGACGCAGTAGCACCCAAAGTTACATTAAGAATACAATCAACATAGTAATAATGTCCTTGAACCTTTGGTGCAGTAGAACCTAGATGGTCTGCTATAAATGTAATTGCATTTAATCCCATTTATAACACCTCATTGAAGGTCAATAATCTTTCCTTGACCTCGGAAATAAGTACATACAGTTTCAGCAACAGTTCGGTAAAGTCCACGATGTCCAAGTTTTCCATGTCCGAATACATCAGCGTTAATTCCACCTTCAAAGTATTCAGTAGGCTTAAGTGTGCAAAGGAACAAATGGTCAGTATCTAGAATTAGCATATCTGAAAGTCCTGCGCCACCGTTTGGCATATCCTTAACTGGGATAATAGGAATATCGTGATATGTTGCAACACGGAATCCTACTTCTCGGCCAGAAACTCCCTTAATTCCCGAATGGGAAGGAACTACTTCTGTGCGACCCATGAATCTTTCCTGTGCTTGAAGCAATTCTCCCAAAGTTTGAATTGTATCATATCCAGTTAGAATAACCTTAGGGTCTCCGCCTCTTGCCATCAAGTTACGAAGTGCAGTATTTAGCAAAGTAACTGTTAGGTTTCGTTCTGTTCCAGAATTAGAATCAACGTAAGATTCTAGGTATTCTGTTCCAGAAGATGCCCGTGTTTGTCCGTACAAATCATTCTTATTTGCATAGTTAGACATAGCATTTGTTTCAGCGTAATTTGCAATAATCTTATACAAAGGTGTAAGAATAGTATCAGCACCGCTAAATCCAGAATGGTCAAGACCGACTCCAGCAGTAGTAGTCAAATCTTGCAATACCATTGCATTCATAACTTCTGCGTGAGTAATACCTACTTCTTCACGGTAATTAGCAATAAGGTCGCCAATACCATCATCAAGACCTGCCATCATTTGTGCGATTTCAGAAATCTCAAAAGTATGTGCAACAGTCTTAGGTGTTACAGTTAGTGTTGTGTAATCTGGCTTAACATTAGTAATTGCTGAAAGTGCAACGTTTTCTGCAACGCCACCCAAATCATCAGCATCAGATACTGAAAATGAATCTGCATTTCCACCAATTGCTCGGCTCTTTAGCATTCTCCAACCACTAGACTTCCAGGGCTTCTTAGGAAGCATTGAAAGTGCGTTAATTTCACGGTTAATCATTGACCAAACTTTTTGTCCATATACAATGTTATAAAGTTCGCTTGTTTGAGCATCACCAGATGCACCTGTTGAATAGTGCCGACCTTCAATACCTGAAGTTGCGCCTGTTGATTTCAAAATGTTGTCGCTTCCTATACCATAGGTCGCTCGCTCTAAGTCTCCGATTGTCTTAAAATATCCACTCATATTAGTTGCCCCCCTTTACACGGGAAAATTCTGCATGGGCTTCATCCCATGACATATTAGCAATATCACCAATTGTTACGGTGTTTGCTTCTGTTTGTTCTGCCTTAGCAATAACATCACTTTCTAGAGACTTCTTAAGTTCTGAAAGTTCTGATGCCAAAGTTCCGATTGCTGATTGTGCGTCAAACTTAGCCTTTTCAGACTCAGCCTTTTCGACAACAAGTTCTTCTTGATAGCGAGATTCAAATTGGTGCTTAATTACCTCATATGCTCTCTCTTCTTCCTTTTCAGCCTTGAATGCTTCGTATGCTTTTTCAATGTTAGATGCAGAAAGGTCAAGTGTTGTTACTTCATTTGCCTTCTTCTCAAAGTTATAATCACCCATTTCAACGGTTGCTTCATCGTCATCATAATCTTCTTTTGCTTCTTCATCTTCTTCAACATCCTCCATTTGGATGTCGACTTCTTCCTCAGGCATTGAATCCATAGTTTCCAGTGCTTCACCTTCTTCCTTTAGGATTGTGTCCTTAAGTTCTGCCATTACTTCGTTAAACTCATTTAGTGCTTTTTCTATTTCGCTCATATTTTTGTCCTCCTTTACAATATTAAATTTGGCTTCGGGATTAATCCCTTCCTCACAAATGGTGATTTCATGCAATTCAAGTTTATCAATTTCTTTATATGTTCCTGCATCGGAATCATACTTATTTGTCTTGTTTATCGCTTGTCCACCTATCGAGAAAGAACGAAGTTTGCCACGACGAATATCCCTCGCCACATCTTTCGCTTTCTCTATATCATTTCTTAATTTTATCACTACAAAAAAACCTGTATCATCAACGCCTGTTTTTAGGACTTTTCCATTGGAATCTGTATATTGGTCTACTACTTCTCCGACCTGCACATTAGAATGTGTAATCATTACATTTCTATATCTATCATGCTTCATAAATTTATCAGCGGCTTCTTTAATTGCCCCTAATGTAATCTTATCATTTTGTTTATCTACTACATCAACAGATGCGTAACCTGCAATTACTGTATTGTCATCTTCTTTAAGAATAACAAGTTCTCCACCACTATGAATGTCATCTCCGAACATCGGTGTCATTAACTGCATGATACTATATTTGTATGTTCGACTATATTAACCTTTTCTGAAATATAGGTCAATTCTTGTCATAAATGTCTATTTTCCCATCATCTGATGTTTCGGGTGTAGGTTTATTTTCATATCCAGTCCATGCTAAAAACATCTCTTTACCATCAACGGGTAAATATCTAACATGGAGTTTGGAAATAATATCCTCTCCCTTTATAATATACTCATGGTAATCTTCTCTTTGTGCGCCTAGAATTAAGTTACCCTTATCTAAAAGTATTTTCTGTTCTAAGTCCCTAGTAGCAGTAGCGGGATATTTACCTGCCTCCCCTAGTAGGTCATACACTTCTTCATCTGAATTAGTGTCAATCTTCCAAATCATTTTATCATCCTTATATTCAATAACAAAGTATAAGTTTCTATCTTGATTAGCCCACAATTGGAATTTACCATTTTTCTCTATTGATTTAGCGAGGGTATCTGTATCGTATGAAAACTTATTACCAACAAAAGTAATACCATAGGCTTTACCTCCCCTTTTAAGTTTATTTCTCATTTGTTTTAACCCATCTTTACTCCCAAATAATCTATTCATCATATTAGGGTCATACTTTACAGCCTGTCTAAATATTTGCTCATCTGACAATTGTTGATTTCCGTCTAATAATTGCTGTACAAATACATAGAATTTACCACTATCTTTACCATAGGCGGCCTTTAATTGCTTCTCCCACATTCTTTTATTTATTAGTGCATTTTTGGACATTAAGTTCTTATCCTTAAACCCATGAAATACAAATCCTTCTAATTCTAAACCTGTGTCAAATTTAGCAACGCCGTGAATATTATCTGTAACTGTGTAGGACTTTGTAAGTGCATCTACTGTGTAGTCTCCTAAACTCTTCTTACCGTCTTTAGTTAAAAATTCTAAAGTGATTAACTTTTCTGGTTCAGCCGCTTCTGGTATTTCATGAAATTTAGAATTAAAAAGTGAGAAGCCCTTTTTAGGATTACCCATAATTTCATCAGCCTTTACTCTAATTACTTTACCAATTTCGACCTCTTTATTTGTATTTGTTGTTTTACCCAAGTTCATATAAAATTTACCTTCAAGTTCAAATGCCTTAGGTGTATCTTCTTCTACTGGTCCAACTCCAATTGTGTAACCAAAGGTGTCATTTTTATTCTTCTTAACATCTAATACCATTACATCAAGGTCTACAAACTTCTTCCACTTAACCCACTTAGGGTTTTTCTTTTTACCAATTATGTATGATGATTTTGAATCTTTAATAACCACGCCTTCTGATGTAGGGTTATTCATAATCTCCATAGCATACTCTTCAATCTCTTTCATTGAATCGGCTTCTCTAGTGTTTTTCTTATTAGGGAACATTACTCTTTCGTCGGAATGTGCTGAAAAATTACTAACTAATGTTTCCATTCTATCTTCCAATTTTTCCATAGCAACAGATTCATCTTCAAAATACATAATGTCAAAAATGTGTAGTTTAATATCTCCCTCAGATTCAACCTTTTTATTAATAAAGGCTAATGTATCAGCCCTAACTAAAGGTTCATCACCATTGTATAGAACTGCCTCCCCGTCTAAAATACAATTGGGGAAGGTTCTTTCTTCTAAAATCTTAACACATTTATCAAATTTACCAGTAATGTCTCTTCCGTTGAAACTATAAATATTAACTTTATTGTTAAATTTATGAATTTGAACTCTCAGACCATCATACTTTTCTTGAACAAAAAATTCTCCAGTAAATCCGTTAATTTCTTTCATGTCCTCAATATCAAAAATACGATACATAGGCTTGTTAGGTTCTATGAATTTTTCTGGCTTATCTTGTTTTATTATTTCTACGGGACTCGCTTCATTCATAAATTGTTCATACAAATTTTGCCCCTGTTCCATAGTGTTATATGAATCATCGGAGTGCAATAAACTTGTATCAATATTAGGAAACCTTTCTTTTATTTCAGGGTCATCTAACATTTCCCTCAATTCATTTACTAAGGTTTTCCAATCTTCCTCGTAAGCCTTAGGGTTATCTCTAGCACTTAGAAAGGTTGCTCTAACCATATTTCTTAGTGATGAAACATTTTTATTAATGCTATCAAAGGGTATATCAAAAGGGTTCAATTAATCACCTATGAGTCTAATGGTGGTCTAACTCTATTTGCTTCTGAATCTGTAACTTGTAGTGTAGACTTCTTCTTTCTCAAAAGAGCAAGAGCAGTTTCCAATGCCAATTCTAATTGCTTATCTTGAGAATCCTCAGCAGGTTCATCATCCTCTACATCGGCTGGCATTTCAGCATCTCCCATTGAGGGTTTTTCATCTCTAGGTTCTGTATCTTCATCTTCAAAATTAGGTGCTTTATACATTAGTCCTTCTGGGAATAGTTTCTTACTTCCTCTAGGACTTTTAGCAATAGCGGGGCTAGAACCTTTATTCTTGGCCGCTAGCCTACTAACATCTACTTGCTTAGGCTTAATTGGTTTATATGTATTTACTTCTGCTTCAAAACTTTCAGAACCTAATGCATTATTAATAATCATTTTAAGTTCTTGAAGTCTAGTCGTTAGTTCTGCGTATAGGCTAAATTCTGATTTTTCGTCGTTCATTGTGTTCCCTCCATCTTTGCTACAAAGTCATGTATGTCATCCCAATCCATGTTTTGAATTTGATTATTTGACGGCATACCATTACTTCGCTTTGAGGATGGTGTTGGTGTTGTTGCAACAAATCCTGATTTAATTAACGTGGTCTCCGATTCATATAACTTACGTTCTAAGTCTTGAACCTTTTCTACTAACATTTTTAATACACTTACTATTTCTTCTTCCATTTTTATTCCTCCTCATATACAATATCTCTTATTGTTCTGTACAATCTTTCATAGATTTTTCTTAGAGCCGCCGCTTTTTTTACCATTTGTAAATTTTCAACGCCGAGTTCCTCTAACAATTGTTCCTCTGATGTATCAGCCACATCGCCCAATATATTTATAAGTTTTCCTAGTTTAAGGTAATCTTCCCCAAAATATTCGGTTGGATGTGAGTTTTGCAATATTGTTTTTATTTCTCTCCTTCTATCTTCATCTAAGGATGATATGTCGGCCTTTAAAAATTCCATAGATAGTTTTAGATTACCGCTATCTAATTTTTCTTTAACCTCTCTAGCCATACCATTGAGTTTACTTAATGTACCTAATTTGTATTCTGTTAGTAT